GTTTGGTTGGGATGTGTCTAAAGTGGGACCGGTTACTGATAAAGGTGTTTATGCGATTGCTAAAAACTTTGCTGAAAAAAATAGCAAAGGTTTAGTGAAAGTTAAACCTGAAAATCAGGAAGTAACTAAAAAGACAATCAGTCTATAATTCCCTTGGGAGTGGGCGGCAGAGCGAGAGTGAAACCGCCCATAAAAATTATGATTGATAAATTTATAAATATATTTGAAGGCTATAAGTGGGCCCATGGACACTTCACGAAAGATAAATCTAATCTTCCAGGAAAAGTAGAAGGTATCTCTACAGTTAAAAGAGAAGAAGTCACCAGCGCCATGTGGGAGAACCATTTGAATGGTCTAGAGCCAAGTCTTGGCGTCATGCCCGTCAATGAAAAAAGTGAATGTAAATGGGGTTGCATTGATGTGGATAAATTTGATCTGGATTATGAAGAAATCCTAAAAAAAACCAGGAGACTTTCTCTTCCTTTGATTATGATCAGATCCAAAAGCGGATGTGCTCATTTATTTTTATTTATTAGAAAATTTATACCTGCTGAAGAAGTACTATTTGTATTGAAAAAATTTGCAGCACAGTTAGGAATTGCAGATAAATTAGATCGTATATATCCAATGCAAACAAAATTTAGAGAAGGAGGCACTGGAAGTTGGTTAAATATGCCATATTTTAACCATGAAGAAGGAACACGCTACGCCTATAAAGATAATTTCGAAGCTGCTGACATAGAAGAATTTTTTGCCATGCATACTAAATATGCACAAGATAATTTAGATAAATACTTAGCGGAGGAAGAAGAACCAGCACCAGAAAAAACTATAAACAATAAAAAAATAAAAGAACCAGTCTTTATCCCATGTATAAGTAATTGCATTAAAGTTAATAACGGTAAAATACCAAAAGGTATGAGAAATGATTTTTTATATCAAGGGGCATTATTTTATAACAAATCTCATGAAGCTTTTTCAAAATTTGAAGGTAAAAAACGAACACCCGAGTCTTTACTTAGAGATTTTAATACGAATAACCTTATAGAACCCGAGTCAGAAAGCACAGTAATCAGCACACAAGAGTCCGTTAAAAAAGAAAAATATAAATATCAATGCAAAGTTCCAAACATAAGAAAATATTGTGAGCCTTCTAAATGTTGTAGAAACTTGTTTGGAATTACTCCAGAAATTGCAAAAGAACTGTACTCAGTTGAAGAAATTCTTGGAGACCTGTTCGAATATGGAAGCGTTCCTCCTATCTATTATATGTATGTAAAAGTAAACACGAAAGACAAAAAACTTAAGGAGGTAAGAGTACAGTTCAAAGGAAGTGAATTAAAAGATAAGAAAGCCTTCCTTACTAAACTTCATAACTTCGGACATTTCCCTCCAAAAATTTTAGAATTAATGAAGCCGGGAGATTTTTCAAATTTCATGCAGGAAAAAATAGACAAGGCAATATTTATAGAGGCTCCTGAGGAGGCTCATCATGATCATGATTTTGTATCTCTCATGAGAGACTTTTTAGAAAAAACAACAGTGAGTGTAGACAAGTGGGATCTTTTAGAAGGCGCCTGTTATTATGATCCAAAGAAAAAACTAATGCATATTAGACTGGAGAGATTGCAACAATACCTAGAGGCTAAAAGACAGCCTATGAAAACTGCAGAAATAACATTTAGGCTTACTAAAATATTAAAAGGGAAAAAGAATAATGGTAAAGTAAAAACTAAACTAGGTATAGAAAAATCATGTCCTACATGGACTTACCCAGAGGAGCGAGAAAACTTCACACTTACCGTTGAAGAAAAAGAATCACCGAAAGAGATAGAAAATGCAAAAAATTAGAGTCGCAGGTCCTCCCGGTACAGGTAAAACTACTTATTTAATGAAGAGGTATTATGATGCGTTAGATAAATACGAAGCCTCTGATATTATGGTTATATCACATACCAAGACCGCCGCTAATGAGATAAGAGAAAAAATTAATGATCCTAAAAACATTGCGGAATATCATAAAGAAACAGGTAAAGATCTTTTTAATTTAATTAAAGAAACTAAAAAAATAAGAAAAAATAATGTGTCAACCATTCATAAGTACTGCAAAGATGAGATAACTAAATCAAAAGGGGGTGATGTATTTGAAATAACTGATTATGATACATTAAGAAATAAATATCGAATCTTTAATAAACATACCTTGAATAGAGAATTTAGTTTTATAGAGGCACTATTTAAAGGCCATCCCTTTTTTAAATTTATAGGTTTTGCTAGAGATAATGGTAAAGACTTAGGCCCCTATTATAGAACGTTAAGTTATGAAGAAAAAATAAATGAATATAAATATACTCTTCAAGAACTTATCGACATGAATGAGTTATACAAAGAATATAAAACAGATCCTCTTATTAACGGAGGCAGGAAAAATGTTATGGACTTTCACGATATGGTAGAAAAATTCTGTGATCTTCCTAAAGATCCTGTCATTAAGGTATTAATGATTGATGAAGCTCAAGACTCTAGTGTTATTCAAAGGCTAGCCGAAGTGAAAATGTCTAAGAATTGTGATTTATTTTACAAAGCCGGAGACCCAGACCAATCTATCTTCGAATTTGCTGGTGCAGATCCTCATTCTTTCACGAAAGAGTTTGCTCATCCTGAAGTAGAATTAGAAATAGGTTACAGGTGTCCAAGAAAAATTAACTTGTGGTGTAGGGAAGTGATTAAAGAAATATGGGAGCATCCTGAATATAACTATACTAGAAAATGGACACCTCGGGAAGAAGATGGAAAAATAGTTGAAGGTGAAATTTATAACTTAATGAATTTAACTCAAGATCCTAATTTACATATTCTAATAGATAAATTACTAAACACTGAAGAAACTTTTATATTTACTCATCGAGCAGGCGAACCTATTGACGTATTAGATTTCTTAAAAAAACTTAATCTTCCTATAGAGCTTATTTCCGATAAAGTAAGATCTTTTTCTTACCCTACAAGAGACATTAAAAACCAAAGAGAGTTTATATCCTTCTCCCAAGATGAGCCTAAAACTTTAGCAGTAGCAAAGAAAATCTTAAAAAATATAGATAGTGAATATACGGGACCAAATTATAGTAAAGAAGAAATGGAAAAATTGGAGAGAGGAAGTTATGATATAAATTACTTTATAAAAAAGGGCCATTTACTCCCTATCGTAAAAAAAACAAAAGACCTTCAAGATTTAGTCAGCACCAACGATTTAAAAACAAAAAAATATATAAGGAATATAGTCAAAGAAAACAGGGACTTACAAGACTTTAGAATATTCGTGGCTAATATTCATACGATCAAAGGGATGGAGTTTGATAACGTGGTTCTAAACTTAACAATATCCCGAGAAGAACCTAAATTTACAAAAAAAAGATTAAAGTTCGTCGCTGGTTCAAGAGCAAGAAAGACATTATGGTTAATTAAGTCAAAAGGATTAAGTTTATGAGCACATACGATAAACAAATTGGTGGAACACATTACAGGAAAATGAAAATACAACCAAGTAAATTCGTAATTGAGAATCAGTTGCTTTTCCCTGAAGGGAATGTTATCAAATATATTTGTAGGCACCCCTATAAGGGAGGAAAGGAAGACTTAGAGAAAGCTAAACATTTTATAGATATGATTATTGAACGAGATTATTCTAAAGATTTTTTAGAAGAAGCTGAGAAAGAAAAAAAAGAATTAGCGGAATGCTTAAAAGAAGCAAAAAGACAAACCGCAGAGCGTAAAAAAAGAGAGTCTGAGACATGGATTAAAGGCTATGACAAATGGAAGAAAAAAAAATAATGTCTTATGTACCTGAACTCTCAGATTTAAATTTAAAAGATGTTGATACTGTTGCTATTGACCTGGAGACTCACGACCCAAATCTAAAGACTCTTGGATCAGGAGCTATACGAAAGGACGGACAAGTTTGCGGTGTAGCAATAGCCTATAAAGATGAAAAATTCTATTTCCCTCTCCGACATAGTGATGATGCTTCCAAGCCAGGGAAAGCTCCAAGTAATATAGCTCCTAATTTAGTGTGGAGAGTCTTAAACAAAAGAATATTTCAAAACAAAAATATTACAAAAGTATTTCACAATGCGATGTATGACGTATGCTGGATTCGACAAGAATCAGGGCTCATGGTTCAAGGACCAATTGCTGATACTATGATAGCAGCATCAATTATTAATGAAAACAGAATGAAATATTCTTTAGACGCCATTGCAAAGATTTATTTGAATGAAATTAAATATAAATATGACCTAGAGCAAACATCAATAGATGAAGTAGGCATAAGTGATGCCATAAGTAATATGCATCTGCTTCCATATTCGGTAGTAAAAGATTATGCAGAGCAGGATGTTAATTTAACATTAAAACTATGGAATATATTTAAAGAAAAAATAAAAAAACCGATTAAGATAATTGATGGCAAAACAAAAACATTAGAGAATGTTTTTAATTTGGAAATGGAACTATTCCCTTGCCTCGTTGCTATGAGATTTAAGGGCGTCAGGGTAGATACCAAAAAAGCTAAAACTTTAGGATTAGATTTAAAAAAAAGGAGAGACGGCCTAATAAAAGGAATAAAAAGACGAACAGGAGTGTCGGTAGAAATATGGGCCGCCGATTCTGTGGCCAGATTGTTACACAAATTAAATATAACAGACTACACATCTACCCCCAAATCTGGAAGAGTGAGTCTATCTAAAAGTTATTTGGAGTCTCACTCCAATGTTTACTTAAGATTAATCGCAAGAGCTAGAGCTTATGATAAACTAACTAATGTTTTTGTAAATGGTCTATTGAAGTTTGTTCATAATGGAAGAATACACGCAGATATCAATCAAATAAGAGGAGAAAGAGGAGGCACAATAACAGGAAGGTTTTCTATGTCCAAACCAAATCTTCAACAAATCCCTGCGAGAGGAAAATATGGTAATATTATACGTTCATTCTTCTTACCTGAAAAAGGTCAAGAGTGGGGATCATTTGACTATTCACAACAAGAACCCAGACTAGTGATCCATTATGCCCTTAAAAATAAGTTTCATGGTGTGAAAGATTTAGCGGAAGAATATAGAAAAAACCCAGACACAGACTTTCACGAAATCGTGGCAAAGATGGCAAAGATAACTCGTAGGCAGGCGAAAACTATTAATTTAGGTCTATTTTATGGTATGGGTAAAGGGAAACTGGCTGCCTCCCTAGAGTTGGATAAGGAGGAAGCTAAAGAATTATTCGACGAATACCACAGACAAGTTCCTTTTGTTAAAGAGTTATCCAATGGTTTAATGAAGTTTGCCGAAAAAAATAAAAGTGTTTTTACATTAGAAGATCGATTTTGTAGATTTAATAAGTGGGAGCCAAGAGATAAAGAATGGGATGAAGACAGGAAAATATTTGTTTATACTGAGTACATTGAAAAAGAAGAGGACGGGGAAATAAAAAACGAAATGCAAAGAAATCCTGTACCTATTTTAGACAGAAAAGAAGCAAAAGATCATTACCTCGCTTCTAGGTCAAGAAGCCTGGCAAAAAATGATCCTCAGTGTAAAATGTTCGAAGAATTTTATAAGCCCGCATTTACCTACAAAGCTTTAAATAAATTAATTCAAGGATCAGCAGCTGATATGACAAAAAAAGCAATGGTTAATCTTTATAAAAAAGGCATACTTCCTCATATTCAAATTCATGATGAATTATGTATATCAATAAAAAATAAAGAAGAAGGAAACACTATTAAAACAATCATGGAAGAGGCTATTTCTTTGTTGATTCCTAACAAAGTTAACTATAAAAAGGGAAGCAGTTGGGGTAATATAAAATAGGAGGAAATTATGGACCATATAAAAAAAGTAATAACATGGGCTAAAGCTAATAGACAGAAATCTGTTATTATAGTGATAGTTGTTATTGCGATAATCGCTTTAATAAAATAATCTATGCATGGCC